AATTAGGGTAATAGATTTATATGGTGATGATTTCACCAGTACTAAATCCGATTTAGTAAAATCTTATAAGGACACAGTTACCTGGTCAGATAGAATTTATATGGTATCCCCGGTTTGGTGGTTTAGGTTAACTCCAAAAATGGAAACATTTTTTGATGAAGTTTTCACCCCAGGTTTTGCGTATAATTTTATACCACTAACTAAATTATACGGTTATCCAAAACCATTATTGGGGGATAATAAAGTTAGAACTTACTTAACACACGGAGCACCTGCACTTCCTGTTCAGACCCTGTATTTTAACTCAGTTAAACTAAGATTAGTTATGGGGGTTTATTCATTTGTCTTTGGGTGGTTTAAGACAAAAACAAGACAGTTTTGGAGTGTACCCTTTGTTTCCCAAGAAAAAAGAGAATCCTATTTAAGAAGGGTAGAAAAAGACGTTAAAAACGATTTAAAGAAATGAATAGGTTAGATAAACAATACACAGAGCTACTCGAGAATATACTTGATTATCAAATTGAGAAAATAATAAGAGAGGGAACAGCATATGAATTTGAAATCATTGACTCACCATCGATTACCATTGATAGAAAAAGTTTTTTGGCTTCAACATATACGGTATATAGAATCCGGGAACATCAGTTGACTTCAAAATTTACTTCTATACGAGAAGAATTTGCAAGCAGAGATGAATACGAAATGATTGATTTTAGTTTAACTGCAATGGAATACATTTTAACATTCTTGGAAGAATATAAAGAGAATAGAGTATTCATTATGGGCGAGCCGTTTAATTCAGGCCCGGATGGAATATTTATGAGAAGTAAAACAATTAGAGCGATAGTTATTTAATCACAATATATGAACAATCTAGATAAACAATACACCGATCTATTACAGAATATTCTTGACAACGGGGTTACAAAATCGGATCGTACTGGTACTGGGACTCTTTCAGTATTTGGAAGACAAATTAGACATAAGATGTCTAAGGGATTTCCCCTATTAACTACAAAGAAAATGCCATTTAAAACAATGGTAACTGAATTGTTGTGGTTCTTACGTGGTGATACAAACATCAAGTATTTGGTTGACAATAATTGTCATATTTGGGATGGTGATGCTTATAAAGCGTATGAAAAGTGGTATGATACCGAGGTAGTTAATTTACCATTCGATACACCAAAATTAACAATCGAACAATTTGCAAAAGCTATTTCTCTAGATGATGACTTTGCTAAGAAGTGGGGAGAATTGGGCCCAATTTACGGAGCACAATGGAGAAGTTGGGAAAAGTATAAATGGGATAAACTAGATTTTGAGTTTCGTATAGAATATGTTGATCAAATCCAAAACCTAATTAACGACCTTAAAACAAATCCTGACTCAAGGAGATTGATGGTTACTGCTTGGAATCCTGCAGATTTACCAAATCAAGTTCTTCCCCCCTGTCATTATGGATTTCAAGTTTATACCCGTGAATTATTGTTTGATGAACGTTGGGATTTATTTAGTGATAAACCATATGACGGTAATGCATTGGGTAAAGTTAATACATTAGATTATTTAGATGATAAAAACATACCAACTAGAGCAATCTCTTTGATGTTTAATATCAGAAGTAGCGATGTTCCATTAGGGCTTCCATTCAACATAGCGTCTTATGGATTGTTATTAGAAATTATTGCTAAAGAGGTTAATATGGTTCCTGATGATCTGATTGGCAACTTGGGGGATTGTCACATCTATCTTAACCAAATAGATGGGGTTAAAGAACAAATTGGTAGAGAACCGTTTGAATTACCTAAATTGAATATGCAATCCACAATAGGGATATATGATTTTTTTGAATATCTGAATATCGCGAAGCCATCTGATTTTGTTATTGAAAATTACCAATCCCATCCTCCTATAAAGATTCCGCTTTCTAATTAATTTTTATAAATATTATTAAGCATTTAAAAATATATTAAAATTACAGAACACCTAACAATTAAAATTTATTAAAAATTATGATAGAAAAAACGAAACCAGCATCAGGATTTACTGATATATTCTTATCCAAACTCAAAGAGCAATCATTTGTTATTATGCTTATGTTAGGCGTAATATACTATCAGCATAGACTGATGGAAGAGCGGGTAGCTTTTTGGATGCAGGAACATGATAAAAAAGAACTGTATATCCAGCAACTAACCAAAGAAGATAGGGAAACCATGCAAGACCGTATTAAGTATCTACAGGATCAACAAGACAAGTATACTCAAGATGCAATAGATGAGTTAAAATAATAATATGAGAACTTATAATCTAGAAGATCTAGGATTTAGTGGATCCTTATTTAACTTTAGTGGCACCGATACATGGGTTAGTAAAGACATTATAGCGTAATCGTAAAAACAATTTTATTAAGCTAAATATGAAAAATCTAGTAACGATTGTAATCCCCTGCAAAAACGAAAAAAATGTTATATTAAAAACACTTGATCTTTTAAATTATCAGGCTGATATACATCAAGTAAAAGTAATTGTGTGCGATGCATCAAATGATGGTATAACAAAACCAGATTTACTCGAAAGGATAGAACGTAATTCAGATTTATTTGATTTACATTTAATGGAAGGAGGACTACCTGCGATAGCAAGAAACAATGGATTTAAAATTGTGAAAACCCCTTATGTTTTATTTATGGATGCCGATGTATTTTTGTTAGACCCAAAAACAATTAAAAGATCCTTATTATTAGCTGTAAAAAAAGATCTAGATTTGACTACGGTTAAATTTAGGAGTGATAATGGAAAATATAATTACGTATATAAATCTTTTGATATCATACAACTTCTATCAAAATGGTCAACCCCATTCTGTCTAGGCGGATACATGTTAATCAAGAGTGATACATTTAGATCTCTAGGTGGTTTTGATGAAGAAATTAAAATTGCAGAGGATTATCAGCTATCTAAAAGAATTAGTCCGAATAAATTCGGGAGAATTAATAATGTTGTGTTTACTCCTCCGCGCAGATTTGAAAATAAAGGGGTAACCTATATGTTAAAATTAATGATTGGATCTTTTTTCAATCACAGGAATAAAGCATGGTTTACTGAAGATAAAAATTATTGGAAATGAAAATAAAAAGGAGGAAACAAAATCCGCTAAAAAAACAAATTGATGTGTATGGAGCAATTACTACACCTTTAGAATTAATAAGGGAAACAATAATAAACTTTATGTGGGGACTTATGGGTAATTCGATAGTTGTTTTTATGACAAACCAAATTGATGTTATGGTATTTTTAAATTTCGTATCGTATTATTTATTAATATCATATATTGTAAATCGTGATAAATACACAACAAGGCTAGGCAGATTTATTATTTTACCGGGCTCTGCTGCTATGGGTGCGTTTACTGGGTATAAATTAGCAAATTATATTTCTTTAATTATATAAATAAAATTACCAAAAAATGAAAGTAAAAGCATTGTTCATCTCAGATGTACATTTAGGAAGCAAAGGAAGCAAAGCTTCAGCATTATTAGAAATGCTAAAACAATATGAACCAGAATATCTTTTTATAGTAGGGGATTTTATTGATGGGTGGTTATTGAAAAAAAGACACTATTGGACCCAGGATTTTACAAATTTAATTCGTAAAATATTTTCTTATTCTAAAAAAGGAACACAGGTAATTTATATTACTGGGAATCATGATGATTTTTTAAGGCATTATTCACCTATTGCTTTGGGTACAAGAATAAAGATAGTAAATGATTATGTGTGGAAGGGATATTACATAACACATGGTGATTTATATGACGGGATAGTATCTATGAAATGGCTAGGGGTTTTAGGGTCAATAGGATATGAAATGGCTATAGGTATAGATCATTTCCTAAAGAAACTAGGGCACAAGAAATCTTTAAGTAAATACTTAAAAAATAAAGTTAAAAATGCAATTAAATTTATTACTGATTTTGAAAACCAATTAGTTTACCAAGCTAAAGAAAGAGGATGTAAAGGTGTAATCGCTGGACATATACATACCCCAGCAGATAAGATCATAAAAGATATACATTATCTAAATTGCGGGGACTGGATTGAAAATAATAGCTACATAATCTATGATAATGATAAATTTGAGTTGAAACAATTAAATTAAATGGAAAATACTTCCAATCTTTTAAAAGTAAATCTTCTTGAAACCAGAAACTAAAGCAAATTTTAATAATATAAAACATAAATATAAATAATGAATTTTTCAAATACCGCTTTTAAAATAAGTAATTCAAATTCTACAGGATCTTTATTTTACCTTTATGTAAAAATGAGAACAAATAAATATGGATTCGGAACATTTGAATTGGAAACCAAACAAAAAAATTATGAATTAGAAAGCTATAGGGTTTCTTCTAATTTACACCGAGAAATATCTTCGGATTTAAATTTTCTACACGGAATAGATATGAATGAAATGATGGTATCTACTTTAGAAAATGAGGTTAAATTAGAAAATCAAAGGCTTCTTCTTTCTAAATACTATTTTCTTTCTGATATTACTAGGGATAACGAATTGAGAAAATCTATATGGAATAGATTTCTACTTCGATTTATTCCGGAATCTTATTTTTCTTTCCATTTTGAATATTGTAATGAAATTATCAAGAAAATACTATTAAAATCCAATTATATAGATCGCAAAACAAGGAACGGGGATGGAAATTTTATAGTTTGTCCCCCTAAATATTCAACATATATTATGGAATCTGATTCTTTCGTTTACAAACAAACGAAAGAAGTTTCCGAGCCAGGTCATATTGATTTCATAGGAACTTTAGGTGATAGAATACAGGTATTTGTAGATAGAAATAGTCAATACACAGAGGATAGAATTATTATAGGTAAAACAACTAAGGATCAGAAATCTGGTGTTTATTTTATACAAGGGGATAAATCTACTGAAGAATTTACAGATACATCAGGGGATAAAAAAATAACGCTTACCTATCGTCAATGTATTATTAGTACAGAAGGAGCTGAAAATTCATTTGATGTCATAAGGGTTAGCGATTCAAAAAGACCTTTCTGGAAAAAATTACTTTTCATTAAATAGGAATATGATAAGAAAAATACTGCACAAATGGAGATTTTTTATGCTAAGGGATATCCTAAATAAATTAAGATGAACAAAATAAAATCTTTATTTTCATTTTTGAATTTTATCCAAGAAGAGAAAATAAAAGCAATGTCAAATTCTTATAGGGGATGGTTTTAAATATGAAAATAAATACACACTGGAATATAGTTTCTAGACACACAGATCCTGATACAGGGGAAAAGAGAGAAACGATAATGGCTTTTAGCCTATCCGAATCATATTCAAAATTAATATGTGAACTTCTTAGGGGTTCTGATGATGAACCTAATAGAGATTATTTTTATTATAAAGTAGAAAGTAAATAAAATCCCAAATTTTTTAATCATTGATATCTCTAATAGAAAAAATACTCGAAGAAAGGATCCTTGTACTGGATGGAGCTATGGGAACAATGATCCAAAGACATGATCTAACAGAAGAAGATTTTAGAAAAGGAAGATTCGAATCTCACGAAAGTTCGCTAAAAGGTAATAATGACATATTATCTCTAACCCGTCCTGATATAATAAAAGAAATACATTGTAAGTATTTAAAAGCTGGTGCAGATATAATAGAAACCAATACTTTTTCTAGCACATCCATATCCCAATCAGATTATGGTCTAGAAGAAATTGTATATGATTTGAATTATAGATCTGCAATAATTGCTAAAGAAGCAGCGGAGGAATTTACAAAGAAAACCCCGGATAAACCTAGATTTGTAGCAGGATCAATTGGACCTACTAATAGAACTACTTCCATCTCACCGGGCGTAAACGATCCTGGATTCAGATCGATATCCTTTGACCAATTAGTTGAATCTTATAGAGAACAAATTACGGCTCTTATAGAAGGAGGGGTTGATATTCTTTTGGTGGAAACAATATTTGATACATTGAATGCAAAAGCTGCTTTATATGCAATTGATGAAGTATTAGAAGAAAAAAATATACATCTACCTATTATGATTTCTGGAACAATTACGGATCAGAGTGGAAGAACATTAACTGGGCAGACAACAGAAGCATTTCTAATATCATTATCACATATTCCAATAATGAGCATTGGTTTAAATTGTGCTCTTGGAGCAAATTTAATGCGTCCTTACCTTCAAATACTTAGTCAAAAAGCTAAATTTGGTGTAAGTGCACATCCTAATGCAGGATTACCAAACGAATTTGGGAAATACGACGAAACTCCAGAAATGATGGCTTCTCAAATTGAAGAATTTTTAAAAGAGGGGTTAATTAATATAATTGGAGGGTGTTGCGGAACAACCCCAGATCACATCAGAGAAATATCAAACTTAACAAAAAAATATTCTCCTAGAAAATGGAAGAAACTTTAAAACTATCAGGTTTAGAACCTCTTATCGTCACAAAAGAATCTAATTTTATAAACATAGGGGAAAGAACCAATGTTACGGGATCTAAAGCTTTCCTACGTCTTATAAAAGAAGGGGATTTTGAAGCTGCATTATCTGTTGCAAAAGAACAGGTAGAGGGGGGAGCTCAGATTATTGACATTAATATGGACGAAGGAATGATTGATGGTAAAGAATCCATGATTAAATTTCTAAATCTAATAGCATCAGAACCTGATATTTCTAGAGTTCCTATTATGATTGATAGCTCAAAATGGGAAATTATAGAAGCAGGTCTAAAATGTATACAGGGGAAAGGGGTAGTCAATTCAATCTCTCTTAAAGAGGGAGAAGAAAATTTTATAAGACAGGCAAAAACGATTAAAAGATTTGGTGCTGCTGTCATAGTAATGGCTTTTGATGAGGATGGACAAGCAGATTCTTACGAAAGAAGGATTGAAATATGCAAAAGATCTTACGATACATTAACGAAAAAAGTTAATTTCCCTAAAGAGGATATTATTTTTGATCCTAATATCTTTCCTGTCGCAACGGGGATGGAAGAGCATAATAATAATGCAATAGATTTCTTTAGAGCAACTAAATGGATCAAAGATAATCTTCCGGGTGCACATGTTAGCGGAGGTGTTTCTAATGTTTCTTTTTCTTTTAGGGGAAATGATAAAGTTAGGGAAGCTATGCATTCAGCTTTTCTTTACCATGCTATCCAAAATGGTATGGATATGGGAATAGTTAATCCCAGCATGCTAGGGGTATATTCAGAAATTGATCCTATATTATTAAACCACGTAGAGGATGTACTTTTCAATAGAAGAGAAGATGCAACAGAAAGGCTATTGATTCTTTCCGAAACCGTTAAAGGAGGGGTTCACAGAAAAGAATTAGATTTATCATGGAGAAATAACACGGTCCAAAACAGGCTTTCCCATTCGTTAGTTAAAGGAATAGTTGATTATATCGAAGAAGATGTAGAAGAATGTAGAAAGCTATATGATAGACCAATACAGGTAATAGAAGGACCTTTGATGGACGGTATGAATGTAGTTGGTGATTTATTCGGAAGCGGAAAGATGTTTTTACCCCAGGTAGTAAAATCTGCACGGGTTATGAAAAAAGCAGTCGGGTATCTTCTTCCTTTTATAGAAGAGGAAAAAGGAGGTATATCTTCTTATTCTGGAAAAATCTTAATGGCTACTGTAAAAGGTGATGTTCATGATATTGGAAAAAATATTGTTGGTGTTGTT